GAATATGGCAGAGGCTAAACTTTTTGACTACAATTCTTCGTTTTCTGTTGTAAGAACAAATCCCAAATTAACCGGTAATTTACGAATAACGGTTGGATCAGGTGGTTCTGTTTCTTTCAACTCGATGGATGCTAATAGAATATTAAGTAATGATAGATTTAAGAATTTCAATATAACTGGGGAAAATCCATTTGCTCTGGATGTATATAATTTTTTTGATAAGGGTCAACTAGCGAATGATATAATTTTTCAAACTGCCAGATTCACTAGAGGTGAATTCCAGGCAGTGAATCAATTCGAGGAGCAATATGACTTCTTTTATGGTTCTGGTGCTTCTGCTTTAGCTGACAAGAATTATAATGAATCATACAGTTACTTTGCTCCATTATGGATAAACAGAGAGATTCCGGACTATTTTGTTATATTTAAGGTGCCTGGTCCTTTGAGTTATTCATATTCGGATAACCAAACCTCGATATTGGAAGGTGTTAGGTATAAGCTCGTACAAAATTATGATAGCGATACTTCTTTTAGGATATCATATGGTAACGATCCAGCAGGGAACCCAGTATATTATAACTCCGGTGAAATTTTTAGCGGATCCAGCTTATATACAAATTATAGTGTGATAGAGGGTAGTGGTATTGTTGTTATATTTGACGAGCTTGCAAATATAGATCTCGTAAATGATGTTGAGACCCTGTTTACCGATAAGATATTACCAAATGCTACCGCAATAAAAACATTCGACCTTACTGAGAATAGCAAGATTGGTAAATATATCAGATCAATATTTAATGATAAGAGATTTAGATCATCTCCTATTGATATTGCGTGGGGTCCTAGTTCATATACATACTTCAATGGTGTTTCGTTAAAAGATGGTATCTACTCAAGAAAGGGGGAGATATTATCTGATTACTTTACTAGTGACGATTCAGACTCGATGATAGATTTCGAATCATATATAACTTCTGGATTTTCAAGGAATGGCATTATAATGCCCAATCTATTGAATCTTGAATTTCTATTTGATGATGACGATTCCGATTTATATACAATAAATAGATACATGGGTTTCTATGTTTCAAGAAACGATTTAGCTTCCCTTAGATTGAATGGTGATTTCTTCTATGAGAATAGAAATATTGCAGGAAACAATAATACACCAAAGCCAAGCAGAAATAGCTTTGGCTATTATTATGATAGCACGACTTATCCGATAACATCTGATTCTGGAATAATGCTATTCTATGAAAATGGTAGTGGATTTTTACCAGGATCTAACGATACAAATATATCTGATAGTAATAAATTATATTATATTACGGACAAAAATAATAATTTCTATAGCTTAAGTAGATCTGAAGTATATGACGTATCAACTGGTCCTAAATATGGTCCATATAGTTACACAACGGGATTATTTTCAGCAACTGGATCAACCGGAGCAACATCAGGTAATATAGTAATACAAAATAAAAAAACAGATCTACATAATTTTACTGGAACCAGTGATAAAATAGCAAGCATACCTGCAAAGAATGCCACTTCTCCTGGTAGAGCATATTGTGAAATAGAATTCCTTAAAAAACTGGATCTAGTAAATCCAATATATTTTAAATTGTATTGGCCGAATGGATCTCTATATGATGGATCTGAAAGATATGACCTGATAGAGTCAGCAGATTTATCTGCAATTATACCTTGGGTTGACGGATCTTTCTATAGCTCCGGTAATACTCATTATTTTAATCCCTATGGTGAGGATTTAGCAAAAATTGCATCGTCATTTTCCAATATAATAAAAAATATAGACCAAGTTACAGTCGAAAGTGGAGTAAATATTAATTCATCAATTGTACGTCTTAGAGATACTGGAACTTTTGGTAATGATACGTATTCATTTAGTATTTTTAGTGACTATAATGATTTTGAAACAAGATATCAGGGAACGTGGGATAATACCAGTTCATACTCTCCGAATGATATAGTCATGTACAATAGATCATATTATACAACCTCTGTAATTATAAATGCTCCTTCACCCGGATCTTTTAATGCTGACCCTATATCTGCTAACTGGAATACTTATAATACATTTACCTATCCAGGATATGTTAAAATTAATGGTATGGATGCATATGATATCTCAGGAACTGTTAATTTTACGGGAGGTACTAGATATGGCAATAATAGATTAATCTTTGGATCTTCCTATGAAGGATTTGTTAGTGTCGGGGATTTTGTAGTAACTAAGACAGGTAAGAGTAAGATTTCTGAGATATCTAAATATACTGATGACCCTGTGAGAGACCCGCAAACCAATATAGTTACTGGTTTTGACAACTTCACATATACCAGGGTAGCTATATTGGAGGACGAATTTGCGGAGGTGGATCTTGGTTCTTCTAATTCATTCAACTCATATAAATCGGTTGATTTAAACATTGGTGTATTTAGCTTCTTTGATATAAAGGAATTTGATTTTGATTTTTTCAGTTCTAACTATTCATATACACCAACCGCAGAAACTTATAAATATTATCAAATACCCCCTGGAGTAACGGGATCGATAGATAATGGTATACCTTATCTGGTAAAGAAAGGTCAAATATTATATAATGGTGTACAATATGATCAAGGGTCAATATTTTATGGAACCAGCGGAACCACATTTTTTGATACTGCCAATCCGGACCAACTGGACCTTATAGTATTCCCTGCACAATATTCTAATGTTACCTATAATTCTTCCACTACTAATTATGGATCAAACATCGGCTATAATGTCGATTTAGATGCGTTTAATGGATTTATTGGTATCCAATCATTAACACCATCGACACTGAGCTCAAATGCTTCTAAACTTGAAGTATTTAATAGAGGAAAGCTTGACAACGAGTATGATTATTTGGAGGAAAATTATACAACATCGAGAGCTAATATTTCACGAATAGTTCCTTATATAAATAAATGGGCATATACATCTGGAACAGATGCGAGAGGAAATCTTTATAGACTAAATTCAACTCCAGCTTTTTCACCAACCAATTTTTCACCAAGTTTAGATAGAAATGAATCTGATTCCAGATATCTTACCCATGAATTCTTAATACTGGAGAAACCACCTAGAGATTTCCCTATTGAGGAGATGCAAAATCAGAACAGCTATTTACCAGGTAAGATAGATCTTGACAGGGCAAGAAGTTCAGATCCATCCGATAGCTTGTATCTGTCCTCCGCTTTTACCGTTGAACCTCTGGATTATTCTCCTGAATACAGAGATGTTGATTCATACACTAAGGAATTATTTACACCATTTAATTTTAATGAGTCCAGTGGATATTATGAGACCTTATTCAGAGGAATAAAAGTAGTTCTAAAGAAGAGATCAAATCTATCCAATGCAGATTCTGATTCATTGGATAAATATATTAGGTTATATCGAGGCTATGAAGATTATAAATTTTCAGCCATTCTTAGAGTTGTTGATGAAAATTCAACATCAATACAATCTCCGGTATCATATGAGATAATAGAGAATGAGCAACAAAAATTTGTTCTCCTGATATGTTACGTTCTTGTTAATGACTATAAGTCACAAGCACTAGGTTATAGTGGAGCTACTGGAGGTGATCCTATATTGGACTATACCCTTCTATATTCTCTTAGTAATAAAGAAAAACTAAACAGCCCTCTAATCAACAACCAGCCCTTCTATAAGATTAGCGATATTAAATTAAGCTCTTCCTTGGATCTATCACTATCTTCTGGTAGTGTGGTAAATACTACCACTTCGCCGGGTATAATTAATTCAATACCAAATCCTGATTATGATACTGATCTTAGAGAGGAGATAAACACTATATTTTCACCAAATACACCAGGAGCAACAGCTGGACCAAGCCCCGTTGGAGCCGGAAGTTTCTACGTAAACTCCATATCTACCACATATCCTTGGCCAACTGGAGTTGGACCTACATATATAGAATTTGGTAGGGTTGCAACAGGCGCCCCGGGATATACTTTTAATATACCATTTTCAGCATCCAATCCAGTTACTGTGCCGGTCGGGCCTTCATCTATTTACCGAAATCAACCGGTTTTTCAGATTGAGGGAGGTGAAAAATATTACGAATTTATATTAAAAAGGACATCCGCTGCTGACATACTATCAAGAATAAACGGAAGCTCATCCTACGTAAAATATAAAACTTATTATTGGGATCCAGTTTTACTTGTAACAAAGGAGTCTTTGAATTCATTTGAGCTATATATGGAGAAGCCATCCAGAATTTATAAAGCTAATGGTTCAAGAACAACCAAATTTTATGGAGGACCACAGACAATAGGTGAATCAGTTCCGACTTCATACATAATGCAATTAAACCAGGATTTACCATCATCTCTATTAAGGTATTCCGGAGGATACTCCCCATTATTTAGAAAAGTTATGTATTTTGATTATGATAAGACCGATACCATAAGTGGCGATGCTACTATAGATTTATCATTTAGAAACTGTAATTTTGCACCAAATAAAAGATATTTCGGAATTCTTAGGAATCTTCCATTTACCAAGGTGGATAAGGGTAACAATATACTGAGTTTAAGTAAGGATCTGCCTGAGGGTGCTGTTTATCCATTAGTTGGTCAATCACCAATATGGAAAAAGAATTTTAATGTATTTTCTTCCAGTTGGGATCCTGGATATTATGATCAATTTAATAGCCCGACGACATACGACCCTGTTGCTGGAACAAGAAGCATGAAGGAAAATAAATCATTCTTTGCCTCCAAGATTATGAAAACACCAGGCAGTTTTGATTTTAAGAATTATATAGCATTAGAGATATCAAGAACAACAGGATCAACGAATATAAACGATATAAATAATGAAATACTTTCCTATACTAAGCCCATTCAAAATATATCACCGGCTGATTCGGGTAACGGCATAGGTAATGTTGGACCTTATCTATCTGGTGTAGATTATAATAAGCTTGATATATCAATATTTCCGGATGCTGAAATTATATGGCAATATCTACCATTAGTTAATAAGATAAGTGGTATAATTAGGTTGGATAGAATGCTGAGAAGGTATCTTCTTAATTCAGGGATAAAACAAACATTCATCGACAATATAATATCCGATTTTGGAGTGGGTAACCCAGATTCGATCGATGATGATGTTAACAACTATATAGATCTTAATGTTTCCACCCTGTTTCAAGGCAATGTATTCGATCTTTTTGTTAATAAGACATCACAATCAACTGGATCCCAGATATCAGAATATGATGTAAGAGGTGATATAGACCAATCCGAAAGATTTAAGCTTGGTTATTATCCGGAGATTGATTATAAATTAACTAGAAATACGGATTTAATTTATAATTTTGAGTATAATCTTGAGAAAAGCTATAACTATTCGCTCTTATTTAACCTAGGAATTATTAAAATTTAATTATGCCAAATATAAATATACAATCATTAGAATATTCTGACTCACAATCGGAAATGTTCGATAAAGTAAATCTCAATTTTGATGAGATCATCGAAATACATGGTGGATCTCAGGGTAGACCCGGACCTACTGGTGCTGATGGCGCTATTGGCGATAGAGGTAAGCCTGGACCTACTGGAAATTCTGGGGTAAGAGGTAATAGATGGTTTATAGATATTTCACAACCAGCTGGATCCGGTGATACCGTTATACAGGGAGACTATTGGGTTAATAGAGATTCTGGTATCATCAGTGTATTTACTTCATCCGGATGGGAGCCTACCGGATATAGTTTATCTGACGGTGATTCCATATTTAAAAATTCTGAATCCATATTTTCAACTGGTATTACCGGTTCTGCGATAGCTCTAAACCAGACGGTTCCCTCGGATTATCTAGTTATAATAGCAGATAAAACACCGGGATCTGGGGTTCTTAATCAAAATTTATCCAAATTTTTACTATCGACCGATACCACAGTAAATGATTCACCTATTCTGGAATTTTCAAAAACGGATATTGAGAATGGTGATATATCCGACTATTCTCAACATCCGATATTTAGATGGAATAATTTTACGCCAACAGACAATGGTATAGTATTAGAAATACCAGGAGGAGCATTTTTTATAGGAGCATCAGGAGGATCTGATATAAGATTTAATGAATTTATAATGAATTCACCGGGAAATATAGAATTTAATTATGGTACTACTTCAGGATCAGGAATATATTCAACGGGTGGATTTGAGATAAATGCTCCAAGTGGGCAATTTAGCATACTAAGTACAAACATAAGTATTACTGGAGGAACATCATCAATATCCGCACCTGTTCAATTAAATCCTAGTTTACCTGATGGAGTTTATAGTACTTATTTATATAGCGGTGGAACCGCTCCAGCTCTAAGAACTACCAGATCAGGTGACACCTTTTCTACATTATCCAATAATGTTTATAATATTAGTTTGGAGTCATCAAATGGTGGTCAGAGAGATTTCTTTATAGATACTAGAGGTAAAATTAGAACTAAGAAAACCGAGACAGGTATATCTTACACTAATACCACACCAGGTGCAACCAGCACTATAACATCACCATACACCGCAAATACCAATTGGTATATGATAACAAGAACTGGTACACCGATAGATTCATCTGTTCTTCAGGATGGTAATACCATGGTAATAAATCCCGTTGTGCCAACGAGTGGATTCATAGGAATCGGTATCTATACAGGATCCGACTATTCGCTGGGTACTACCGGTGGTATTGATAGAGGTGAATCTATAGATATAAACATCCTTATTAGTCCTAATTCAGTGTCTTTTCCCAGTAATGGTATAACATTTATTGGAGCAGGAACTACCTCGGGTAACGTAACAAATAGGGTCACGCTTTCGGATATAGCATCATCATTGGATCTCACTATAGCGAGAGGTGTTACCGGGGATAATACAACGGTTTTTTATAGATCATATGGGATAAATGGAGGATCTGGAGGATCTTTTACTATTTGATATATAGTGTAATTACCATTTAATAATATGACAGAGTTACAATTACTTAGAATAGAAGAAGGGGATTCTCAGAATAATATAATCGATAAAATTAATTATAATTTTAGTGGTATAATTGATTTTGGTGGTGGACCTTACGGGAAAATGGGTAAACCTGGTCCCGATGGTAATAAAGGAGCTACCGGACCAATTGGATCCTATGGCGACATAGGACAAAGAGGTAGTATATGGAATATTGGACCAACCCAACCTCAAGGCAGCAATGTATTTACTTCCGATTATTGGATGAATACCGATGAATTTAATAACATATATGAATTTAATGGGAATTCATGGGCATTGAGCGGTATAAATGTAAGATCTAGAGACCTGTTCTATGTAGATGAACCAGTAACAACATCCTCGGGTAATAGCACAAAAAAAGGATATTACATATCATCATCCATACCTTTAAATTATACCACGGTAATCAGTGACGTTCAATTAGCGAGTGGTACGAGTGCAATCTCTCCAAATATCATATCAAATCCACAATATAGTAAATTTGTTATATCAACCGACGGATCAAATCCGAATAAAAATATATTGGAGTTTAGTAAGCACGAATATTCATCGGATTTAACATTTACCCAAAAGACACCTAGATTTTATTGGACTCAGGGTGCAACAGCAGTGGGAGCAAACTATGGACTTAGCTTTCTTAGTGGATATAGATTTGACATAAACACTTCCTCAGATCTATACATTTCCTCTACCTCGTCGGGGGTTAACCTGAATTCAACGGGTCTTAATATATCAACACCGAGTACTTTGCCATTCGGTATAAATGCAACATCAAGGATCACGTTTAATTTTTCGACAGGTTCGGCTATATTTTCAACCAGCAATATAACTTTTGCAGGAGGATTATTTTCGTTAAAAACCCCAATATATTCAGCAACACCGAATGGAACTGTTATACCGACAATGAGTCTAACCTCACTGTCGGCCAATACTGGAAATATTAGATATGTTTACAACTCGACGGGATCAAATGCAATAAATCTTTTGAGAAGCACTCAATCCGGCTCAATTATAAATTATATAGATGGATCCGGATTATTTTATTTTAATAAGAGGGTAAATTCGATACAGAATTCACAATCAGTAACTGCAACAACAACATCAGTAATTTCAGGTACCACAATAGATTGGGTTACTGCTCTTCCATCAATTTCGCTAACGGCAAATGGTAATTATGTGTGGGCAAATAATGGGATGGATCTTGTGGTAACAAAACCAACATCGACCGCAAATCAGAGAGGCCTATGTTTATGGACTCCCGCCACTGGTGGTGCACCTGGTGGAAATGGCGGATGGCTCAAATTATTGGATAATCGTGAAGCTATAAACTTTAGAGTACATAGTAATAACTCCGGTATTTCTAGCTCCGATAATTTTAGATTTATTGGATTAAACACTTCAAATGATCAATCACTAGCACCCAATAATGCAGCATTGCCCAATTATTCCTACGTCGATTTATCAGCAGTAAATGATGTTGGTGCATCGACCATAGATATAACGATAGTTAATATTCAAGGAACTGGATCAACTGCAGGTACGAGGAGATGGTTCAAAGTATATTATTCAGCATGGGGAGGTGGTTTAACAACAAACCGATGTGGTGTACTAACAACATATAACGCAACAGTCTAAATATGCACTTTAATAATAAATATATTTTCCAGGGTGATTCCAAAAGTGAAGCCTTAGCTAAGATCAATTATAACTTCGATCAGATAGTTTCATTTGGTGTAGGACCTAATGGTCATCAGGGTATCAAGGGAGCTACCGGTATATATGGGCCTGCTGGATTTAAAGGAGTTAGAGGTGTTGCTGGAAATAGAGCAACAAAATGGTATAGCCAATCGTCCCAACCCGTGGGAAGCCAAGAATATGATCTATGGATAAATTCAAATACCGCAGATGGTGTAGTTAATCAAAAGGGACCAACTGCTTCATGGATAGACACCGGATATAGACTTTTCAGCTCATCATATTTTAAATCGTATGAGTTTATAAAGGGACCAGCCGGAGTCACTGATAAATATGTGATAGGCTTAAATAATGTTGGTGCATCGGCAGCGTACACCAATCTAGTTATAAGTGATTCTGATATGCCAATATCTGATATAAATCCGAATAACTCCAAGGTTCTAATTTCTACGAACGATCAGACATCATCACCCATAATGGGATTTGCTAAATCTGGTTCTATATCGAATTTGACTCCTTCGTTTTATTGGAAAAATACCGGAGTTCTTGGAGATCTTGAGTTTAGATCCGGAGGCATATTTAGAATAACCTCATTACTTAGCACCTCAATAAATACTGCGGGTGCAAGATTAAGTATGTCTGGAAATAGAGTAAATTCAACCTCCCTAAATTATAGCTTATCTGGTGTAGGTGATTTTAACATATCATCGAATAATACGATTGGTGCTGGTACATTCTTTAATGTCAATTCCTCCAATTTAGTTTTTAATCAAATAGCTTATGATCATCTTGGCTCAATTGTAATATCTGCTGCAACTGGATCTTATCTATTAAATAATACACCAACCACGACATTCCCTGGAACCAATATTGAGCTGGAGGTAGGAAGTTTAAATAATTCAATATTCGAATTTACCGGAATAGGTGGAGGTAGTATTCTTTCAGCTAAGCCTAGAGGAACAGTTTCGAGCGGTAATTTTGCGCAAACGATATTCGGCTCAACCGGTGGAGCTACAGGGGGAACCGCTGGACCTTATTCATATAATGTAAAGAGGCTTCAACAAATATCGCAAAATACGATAGCTGAGACGAATGTTAAATTGTATAATTCTGTTGCAACCGCCAATCTAGGAAATGTTTTTGATTTAAGAAATCTTTCCTTCTGGGAATCTGATGTTGTGGTGGTTACTCCACTTTCGTATACTAGAACCGGTGGAGTGTATTTATATGTTCCCTCGAATTATACTCAAAATATGTATCCGGTGTATTCTTATAATAGATCAAGGACATTTAGAGTAATGTTGGATAATAGGGATACCGATCCGGGAGGCAGAAATATACTTGGCCTCATTATTGATTTTAACCAATTTGTTTCTAGCATAGGTACGGTGGTAAAAACATATGTTCCCTTTGCATCTACGTCATGCCAATATGTTGATCTTAATTGGATAGCATATGCTAATGCAAACAATGGTAATACAAGAATATTCTGGAAGACATGTGACGGTAGAGGAGGCCATTTAGATTTAACTAATTTATATTCAGTAGGAGAAACGCCTCCACCTTCTAGTGGACCTGTAGGTGGTACCGTTCCTACGAGTGGTGGTGGATCCGCACCTGTTGGTGGTGGAGGAGGTGGAGGATGTCCAACCCCTAATATGCCTATTATGATAAGCCCTGAATTAAGTATATTAGCTGGTGATCTTGAAATCGGAAATGAAATATATACTATACATGAAATTAGTAACGAATGGGGTTATTATAAAGTTTCATATATAGAAACTACGATACAGCCTATAGTTTCTGTAAATATAGGAGGAAAAATATTAACCGTTTCCGATACGCATAAATTTTTATTAAGCTCTGGTGATTATGTTTCTGTTAGTGAAATTGAGATAGGAAGCGAAATAAAAACAATGAACGGAACTTCAATACTTGAATCGGTATATGCTATTGGAAATGGGGAGGTACTAAAGATAGAGATCGAGGATGCACATACATATGTTATTGATAGTATCATATCACATAATAAAATAGTACAATCAATCTCGGCAGCTGAATAATAAAAAATAAAAATAAAACTATATGAAAAATTTAACATCTGATGAAAAAAATGAAATACTTGATCTATCCAGGGATTTCGTATCAATACACCATGAAATTGTTGTAGTTGAAAAAGAAATTAAAAGATTGGAGGAGCTATCTTCCGAACTAATATCAAGATTGAATGAATGTAGGGAAAGAGAATCAACATTTACCAATAACTTATCTGCAAAATACGGAGAAGGCTCATTAGACGCTGTTAATTTGGCATGGAAAAAAGAAGAATTAGTAAATGAAGTACTTTAATAAGGAGACGATTTCAAAAGTTGGTAATATAGTTACCAGCAGATTTTTTATGCTAGCTATGCTAGTTATATTGGTTCTATTGTTACTTAGACAATGTGGTGAGGCAGATAATGCTAAAGCTGAAGCACTGAGGGAGCATAATAATTATCTGGCATCTCTGGATAGTGTGAGAACAATTAAGAATGACATGGGTCATTTAATACAGGAGAAAGCAACATATGAATTAAAAGCATCGGAGCTTTCAGAGGAACAAAGAAATCTGATTGAGCAGTTAGGTCTTAAATCAAGCGGAAGGGGTAATACTCCAAACTCAGTAATTAATATGATAGCCGAGATTAGAGATAGTATTAACGTTCAATCAACAATCGTAAAGGACCCAAACGGGGATGAATCAATAACATTTGTACATAATCCACAAATGCCCGGAAATAATAAATTAAAAATTGATGGTAAGACACCATATGTTGTTGAAATACGTGTGGATCCAACAGATTCTACCAAGTACATAGCATCCGTTATACCAGGTCTTACTTCATTAATAATGGAGCAGAATATAGATATAACAACCGGAATCTATAGAGATCCAAAAACTAAAAGAATGATGACGAGAGTTAGCACAACATATCCAGGTCTTACTTTCAATGATATAAATTCATTCGACATAACAGATAGTCCAGATACTAGAAAAGCTTTAAAAGCTGCTAGAAAGGAATTTGGATTTGGTGCCCAATTGGGATACGGACTTTCTGGATCAAATTCGGGAATAACTCCTGGATTTTATATAGGTATCGGTTTACAATATTCACCTAAGTTTTTACAATTCGGAAAATAATATAAAAAATGGCATTTACAACTACATCTAAATTTGTTCAGATAACACCATATCTCCTGATGGAGTATATGTACGCTGATGAACCAACCCCGGAGACATATTTTGTTAATAACGGACCTGTTACTGTGGGGTACGACAAGTTGGTAAATGGTTACATGAATAATAACGTACAGATATTTAATAGCGAATCCGACTATTCAATAACACATAATACCACCGAGAATAGTGTGGTGAGAATAGGCGAGAGCTCATTTGTTACTCTAGATTCAAATCTAATTATACCCTTTAATGACTATAGCGACGATTTAACTAATACCATTGATCTACCTATAACATTTCCTTCGAATATACAGGTTATCTATGACACTGTTAGATATCACATTAGAGCGGGATATAATCTAAATAATATAGATGGTATCATAATGGGAATAGAATATCAGGATCAGAATCTTGAATTTGTTACCGTTTCACAGATTCTAATAAAAAAAGGGACTGAGCAGGATTATTATCTAAATCCAAGCCCAGTTACTATAGGTTCTAATATCTATGATAAGTATTTTGAAATAAAAATACCGAATTTAAAAGATATGGGGGATAAGTATTTAACTGCATCTAATGTTTTTAAACCTCAGACCCTTGCATCTTTAATAAGTTCCAGTGGCGAGGGATTTATATACGGCTCTCCTATCAGAATAAGTGCTTGGCAAGTTCAGAATACTGTTGATTTCAATGGATATCAGAGGTATAATTCTTCCCTGATATCTACTTTGTCACTAGAACAAGAGGATCCATTCTCTAACATAGGAGCAACCATAAAAGAATCAGATCAGGGGCAATTCTTTGAATATTATGCAACAGATAACGAAGGATTTATAGAGGACTTTATTCTCTTTCAGAATTCGATCGGTAATTCATATTATATAAGTCATGAAATAGAGGTTCTTGAACAAATTGGGGCTGCTTTTATACAGACTTCGCAGTTTCAATCAATACAAACTACCGCATACGATCTGCCTAATTATTATAGACCAATAGTTAGAAATGCTGGTGTTGCTGCTAGTTTTACACTAAGATATACTATGTCATTAGTTAATAATGTTAATCAAAATAGAACTATAAGAATATCAACATATACATCATCTAATCCTTCTCAATGGGGAACTAATATAACACCGATATCACTTAGCAACTTCCCGCAGGTTCAGAAGATTTATAATAGGATTTATTCACAGGCTGACATTAAGCTGGGTAACAATAATCAGGGAAAGATAAGAGAAATAGTTAAATATAGTAATGTTTTTATAGATCAAAATTATGTTACTGCAACTATAAATAATCTAAATTTCGTTGATAATACTTTGAGTAATATTGACGGAGCGGGAAATAGTACAGCGTATGGTACGGGAAAACTAACTATAGCAATATCACCTTTTGATAATTTCTATAAATTTAAGTTTATTAAAAGTGGTCCATCCGGAGATCCGGTTGCAATAGATCTTAGTAGCTCAGGTAAATTTAATTTATCCTTTGTTAATCCAAAGGGTAATAAAATACAGATACCGTCATTGGACGATAGGGGTGTAGCTAATCCATTATCTGGTGAATTAGCATTTAAAATAGACGAGTCAATATCTATGCAGATATTGCAAGTGACTGACAGGAGATTTTTTATTACTAACGGCACAACCATAAACCCAGCATCAGGATCAGTTTCCGGAAGTGAAACCATAAGGGTTGCTTCCGGGGTAAGTGATAACGTTCTTGAGAAGAGAATAGAGAGCGTAGTTGCTACAAGAAGAGCAGAGAACCAATCAATAGCAAGTGTGGGTAATAGTGTGAGCATTACTGGATCTACACTGGCTAGCACTGTTGGTAACACAAGCTCAGTTATGTATTGGGGATATTGGAAAAAAGACGGCGAGGAGGACTTTGTAACAGGTGCAACTGCTGCTCCTGCTCCTGTTATAACAACATCCGGAAGTGGAACTGGTATAATAGGTACATTGGCTCCTGCTATATCAATAGTTAAATCTATACCTCCTTTATCATTTACATCGGGACAAGCTTCACTTTTAACCTCTCCTGGAACGAATACATCTCAGTCATTGAAAGGTAATACTCTTATCTCCGCACTAAGCGCTGAAATGGCAGGATATAAAGCTATAGGTTGGGCTGATTCGACAATAATGCAATATTTCTTAAATCCGGGTAAACCTGGATATATTAAATATCCTAATCTAACCAAGTCTGATTTTGTTAAGGCTGCTAATGGTATACTTTCACCTGCTAGCATTTCTTCGATCTCTGTACAATAATAAAAATATAGACCAGAAATGATATTAAATTCAAAGCAGAACAGTTTTTATTTCGTGTTCCCAAAGGGATTCTTTCCGGAGAAGGTTATTAACAAGTATCTTCCCTATATAAAGAAACAACCGGTTCCTTATGACACTATACAAAACTATGTGAATAGTACAATACAATCAATAGGATTTCCTGGTATGTCAATCGATTCGGTTGAACAAGTTAGACCATTAGGTAAAAAAATAACATACAAGAGTTCAACCCCCGTACAGGAGCTATTTTCTAAGGATTTTAGTGTTCAGTTTAGGTTAGTTGATGGGTTTATTAATTATTTTATAATGATGGACACAATTCTGCATTTTTTAAATTTTGCCAATGAACAAATATTTATACAGAATTTACCAATAAGAATCATGGATAGCGAGGGAAATATAGTGGTATCCGTTACTTTTAAGGAAGTTACACTTACCTCATTTTCTGAGTTCGAATTAAACTATACATCAAATGCTGCACAAGATGCAAGCTTTAATGTTGGATTCAAAGCTAACTTTATAGATATAGTTTTCGAATCGAAATAAGATATATACATAAATAAAAACAAGATATGAAGACATTCACAGATCTAAAAAAGATTAACGAAATGAAATACGGTCAACCACTTTATAGTGAAAAGGACCACATGAAGAACTTATTAGTTGCAGCTTCTGGAAATGACCAGAGAGTTTTAAATGATATTGTTGATTGTTTAACAGAGGATCAGATGAAAAAGTGTTTCGATAAACTTTCTAAAGTTTATAATTATACTGGAAGTACTGGACAAAAGATCGCTCCTAGTATATAATTATATGAATTTAGTCGGAATAGACTTTTCTATAAACTCCCCCGCTTTCTGTTGCCTAGTTGATGGTAAATATACCTGGGGATCTATAACAAGATCGGACAGAAGCGAGGAATCACTCTCCAAGAACACCAAGAAACCATATCACATATTAAGTTGTGAGGATGATTTTGAGTTGATATTTTTGGATAAAAAAGATCTCCCTGAGAACTATTCAGTGAGGGAAAGAATTAAAATAACCTATTTCCTTGATATAGTTGATACCTTATGGAAATCAATAATATCTATAATGGGTGATAAGCCATTCCATGTTGCGATGGAGGGTTTAAGTTTTTCTTCTAATGGTAATTCGCTAATTGATATCTCAATGGCAACCGCACTATTAAGAGAAAGAATAATTAATGATATTGGCGTTGATAACTTTCATGTATTCTCACCAACATCGATTAAAAAATATGCGGTAAAGGGAAATGCTAAGAAGGATGAACTTTATCATGCGTTATGTAATTATATTGAAGATGAAACAAATTTATTTATCTTCTCTAGAATACTAGAAAGCAATAAGGAGGAATGGATAACTGGTAAAAAGGTTGTTAATAAACCAATCGACGATATTGTTGACGCAACTTGGATTAATTTGTATTTAAAGGAAGAATTAAAAGAATTTTATGGAATTAAAGGAAATATTAAAAACACATCTACAGGAAGCCTCTAGCATTCTAAATGACTTCATTAATAACGACGAGTATCTAAACTCCGTAACAGAGGCAGCCGAAACAATCATCACATCATTAAGTAACGGTAATAAAATAATTTCTGCAGGAAATGGCGGGTCTATGTGCGATGCTATGCATTTTGCAGAGGAGCTTAGTGGAAGATATCGTGATAACAGAGAAGCTTTAGCTGCTGTTTCTATATCTGACCCTAGCCACATAACTTGTGTTGGTAACGATTATGGATTTGACCAGATTTTTTCTAGATATCTTGATGCTATTGGAAACGATGGAGATGTATTTTTCGGAATAACGACTTCAGGAAATTCTGATAATATCACTCGTGCAATAGTTACTGCCAAAAGAAAAGGAATGAAGGTTGTTATACTCACCTCAGACCGTCCGGAAAGCGACGTAAGACTGCTTTTTAGCCACCTTATCGATAACACCATACTAACACCAGTAAATAAATATGCGGACCGTACGCAAGAACTACATATCAAAATAATACATTCCCTGATTGATATGATAGAGCGCCAATTGGGAATGAAATAAAATCAATAAAAAGAAACAAAAAGCAAACAAAAAAGTAAAATTTAAAATTAAAAGAAAAATTATGAGTAATTTAGACATTTTCAATTTGGACGCAGAGGCGTTCGTAACGAAAGCAAACGCAGTAGAATCAAAAGATTCAGAATTCTATAAACCATATCCTGAAAACGGTAAGGATGGTGTTTATAAATCTTTAATTAGGTTTGTACCTAATCCAGCAGATCCAGCAGTATCTAAGGTTCACAAATATTATGTGTATTTGAATGATCCAGTATCAGGAGACGGATTTTCAGCTGATTGTCCATCAACTGTTGGTAAGAAATCAATTCTTAAAGATATGTTCTGGAAGCTAAAGAATTCGCATTCTGCTGCAGATCAAGAATTAGCTAAGAGCTTCTCAAGAAAAGAGGATTTCTATTCGTTAGTTCAAATCGTTCAGGATAAGAATAAGCCTGAATTGGAGGGCAAGATCATGATATTCAAATTTGGTAAAAAATTGAATGATATGATCGAGGCACAACTTAAACCAGAATATGGAGATTCTTGTAATCCTTTCGATCTTTTCGAAGGTAGAGAATTCGCATTAAGTGTTAGAAAAGTTGGTGAATGGAACAACTATGATCTTTGCTCATTTGTAGGTGAAAAAAATGCAATTAAGATCGATGGAGTTTCTATGAAGAAATCTCAAGAAGATATGACAAAAATCCTTGATTATTTAAACGAGGGACCTAAAAATCTATCAAGTTTCGATTACAAGGACTGGGATGATGATATGACAGAGAAAGTTATGAGCGTTATACGCAATACCGTACCTGACCAAAGATTAGTTAATGAGATCGTTGGTAGTGTTGCTTCATCTCCTGCAAGAACTGCTCCAGCTCAATCGGCTCCAGCTCAATCGGCTCCAGTGAGAGAACAAGAGTCAACTTCTGGTGATTTATACGCTGAGGTTTCGCAGACAAAAGTTGCAGGACATGTAGAAAGAACTGAATCTTCTGCTCCTGCAAATAACAGTAGCTCTTCATTAGAAGATCTTTACGCAGACCTTTAATAAATTAAAACTAAAAGGGAACAACCTTCTTGGGTTGTTCCCTTCTTTTTATTATGCAACAAGGAAAAATAGAAGAATTAGTAAGATCAGTATTAGCAAAGGAATTTGCCGGTGATCCTAATAAACAAATAGTTTATAAGGGAGGTAACCGACTTAATTTCTCTTGCCCATATTGTGGCGATTCTCACGACTCTAAGAAAAAAAGAGGAAACTTCTATTTAGATACTCTCGGATATAAATGCTATAATGGAGGATGCGGTATATTCAAGGATGCAATTAGCTTCTTCAAGGATTTTTCAGTCCATAGCAAATTAAACGGTACGGAAAGGGAGGAAATAAGAAGTGTACTGGAGGAAGTTAGAGGAACTAGAAGAACAGTATATGGTAAGGTTGATATAAGCTATTTCTTTGATAATGATATTACTGACCTGTTAATTTCGAGGGAAACTTTTATGTCTAAACTAGGATTAGTTGAGGTATATGGATCCAATATACAAAGATATGTTACAAGGAGACATCAGAAGCTAGATAAAAAGTTTGCTTGGGATAGTAAATACGAGAGGCTTTTCCTCTTTAATTTAACACCAGACGATAAAATACTAGGCCTCCAAGTTAGAAATATGAATTCTATTAAGGGTTCAGCTAAATATCTTACTTATAAGCTAAGCGGAATATATGAGAAATTACTTAAGGTAAAAGATCAGGATTTCATAGATAGGGTAAGAGCCGTTGATCCTATATCACATGTTTTTGGGATAGGTAATTTAGATTTTTCTTCGGATATAACTGTATTTGAAGGCCCGATGGATTCATTCTTTTGGAACAATTCAGTTGGATTATGTTCTCTGGAAAATAAATTTCCGTTTGAGGTTGACAATGTCAGATATTGGTATGACTGGGATAAAGCTGGTATAGAAAGAACAATGGATCTATTAAGCAAGGGACACACAGTTTTTAACTGGGGTAAATTTCTGGAAGAGAATAATATAAACAAAAATAAAAAATGGGATCTTAATGATTTGGTTATACATTTAAGAACCACTGGCAAGAAAATTAAAAGACTTGATAACTATTTTACCAATGACATTTTAGATCTTGGATATTTTATAAATGGATAATTCTAATATACATATAGATCTCACAGATGATTGGGAAAAAGAGGTTACCCGAAGATCGTCTAGCAAGATAAAATTTCCTATAAAGGTAATAGAGTCTGATCTATATGGTGTGAATACTGAATTTTCTGAACCTAAAATATCGGATCCTAAAACTGAAGGTAAAAACGAAATATCAAAAAACGTAAGAGTTGTTGATTTATCGGGCAAGAAAAAACAAAAAACAAAAACAAATCTATTCTAATATGTCTACAGAGCAAAAAAGCGACTTTAATAAAATCTTCGAAACCGAGAGGAACGAATGGAGAGAAAAGATCCAGATAATAGCAATACAAATGAAGGATATACAGACCCTAGCTAAGGCTCAGGTTGATCTATTTAGTCAGAGACAGGTATTACTTGAATATAGTTATAAACTGGCATCCATTGTATCCAAGCTTAATTCTAAATACAGAACTGAAAAATCCAGAAAGATGAAGGATTATTCTGAAAGGAGTGATGTTAGATACGGATCTAATGAGAAAACAGTTCTGATCGAGGGAGATTTAAGCGAGATATCAGAAAAGATAGAATTAGTTGAAGGACATAGAAAATTCATAGACCAAACAATACAAACCACCGATCACATGCTATACGGGGTGAAAAGCAGAATATCACTGGAAGACTACTTAAGAGGGTCTACGGTGAAATAGAAATAACTAATTTATATGTTAAAATTTCAAGTTTCAGAAGACCAACAATGGATGATATTAATTGAATCCCTGGACGAGGTCGAGAAAAAACAATTAGATATATCACTAACTCAAAAGATCCATAACTTCTATTTCCATCCATTGGTTAAGAAAAAGATATGGGATGGTAACATATGCTTTATAGAGAAGAAAGGAAATATGTGGAAGGTTCCTATTGGATTATGGAGAGAGGTTCTTGAGATAGGTGAGAAGTATAAAATCGATATGCAAATAAAAGGCATAGAGGAGATTATTATAAGGGACATAACACTAGAGGATTTTACTACATGGGTGAATGAATTTTTTGAGGATGGTATAGGCGGAGATCCTGATAAGAAGCCTAGAGATTATCAAATAGAGACAGCTTGGAAAATTATAAGATATAGATACTCAATTTCGGAAGTAGCCACTTCATCGGGTAAGACATTAATATCATTTATGATATTTGCTTATCTTAAATCCAAGGGACTTATTAAAAAATATATGATGATAGTTCCCAATAATAATCTAGTTTTTCAGGGAAGCGATGATTTTGAGGATTACGGTATAGAAAAACTAGGTGTTAAAATACAACAAATCGGAGGTGGAAGTAAGCTTAGGGAAGGATGTGATGTCATTATGGGTACATTCCAATCATTAGTGAAGAAGGAGCCAGAATTTTTTGCTGATGTTGATGTTGTTTTTGTCGATGAAGCACACCATACGAACTCAATGTCCATCAAGAAAATAGTTGCAAATTGTATGCACTCTAAATGGAGATTTGGTCTAACTGGAACATTAACAAAGAAAGGAACAGCTGATTATATGACAATACAGCAGTTTCTGGGCCCATTGGTTGTCGAAATACCTCCTAGCTATCTTTTCGATAATAATTATGCGACCCCGGTTTCTATAAAAGTTGTTATTATGGATTGGCTTGATGATGAATATAAACAGAAACTTGCGGATATAAAGCTTAATAATTCCAATAAATTTTCGGATAAAAAAATTGAGGGAAATGAGTTTTATAATATAGAGA